TTTAAATTTTCTTGACTCTGTGTTCGAAGCTCTATATCTAACGTGTAAGAACGGACGTTTCATATTTGATCCTAAAGTTTGATCATAAACCGAAGATACACCAGCAGGTATAATAGCTCCTCTAATAGCAGCTGTAGTAGCTCTAGTATTAATCGCTCCTCTTGTAGCTTTATCATTTAGATATTTCCAGTCAGATTTATAGAAGTCATAAGAACCTCTTCGGAATCCAGAAAAACCTAAATTAAGTGCCATATCTTCTGAGTTGTCAAATACTCCGTAAGAAGTACCACCAGCTCCATAAGAATTCATAGAAGCTAACATATCATCAACAGCTAACGAAGTAGATCTGTTAACGAACATCATGTTTTCTTCAATTGCACCTTGATTATCAAACTCAGCCAAGATAGCATCGAATTCAGCTAAATCAGTAGCAGCGTTAACACCAGTAATACCAGCAGTAGCATTACCCCTTGTTTCGATAGCATCGAATAAACCTTGCGTACCAAGACCAGCTCCTGGATCAGCAGAACCCCTAATTTGTCTATCCGCAAAACCAATGATAGATGCAGCAGCAGTTGCTTCAGCTTCTAACATTGTCATTTCTAAATAATCAGTAAATCTAGCTTTAGTATCACCAGAAGCTTTCAAGTACCATAAGTAACCCGATTGACCTTCTTCACCAGAAACTTCAACCCAACCAATTTGAGAAGCATCAGAACCAGATACAGCATAATAATCTTTCAATATTTGCATTTGGTTACCATACGACTTGAACGTAGGTTCTAAGGAAGTTCTTCTAGAATCTGACCACGTACCAGTAAGATCACTGTATGATTGTCCTTTTCCATAATGTGAACCGATAACTAATAAAGTTGCTGCGCTAGCAACCACTGAATGAGAAGTTAATACAGCTTCGTCATAAGACTCAAGTGAAACTGTGTCTGTAGCTGGAGTTTCTACTACTAAACATTTTGAAACTTTTCCAGCACTCGCTAAAAGTACAACGTCGTTTACTCTAATGCCGTGAGTGGAAGTAAGTGAGTTACCATCTATATCAGTAACACATTGAAAAGTACCATTTGTATCACCAGCGAGTACTATTGTACCAACGTAAGATAAATGTAAACGTGATTGTTCAGACCACACAACCTGATCGGATGCACTAGCCTCTTCTGCGCCAACTTGAGATAAGAATCCAGAAACCGTACGGTTACCGAAAACCGCTGCTTCTTTTTCCATCAAGTCAGGCAGGTTTTGTTGCGCCCAACCAGCCGTAGCTGTGGACGTAAAATCGACGTAATTTGAAGCCAACGCTTGTTGTTGTGGTGCAGCCACACTATTCAAACTACCGCCTGCAGTAATTAATGACATAATTTTGTAATTTTAAATTGTTATTTTTGTTTAATTTTAAACTTAAAATCAGAAGAATCATCACCTAGTACTTTAAACTTCATACCACTGGTTTCAATCTCTCCATGTGATTGTCTAGGATCCATACTTACGTTCTTAGCTTTAGCGATACTATTCTTCATAGCATCTGCTTTGCCTTGTTCGTAAAAATGATTTGCAATAGTGTCCGCGTTCATAGCTGTAAATAAAGATTTATGATAACCTTTAGCGTCTTCCATCATGCTATCTTTGTTCAAAAACTTTTTGACAAAATTATTGATGTCGCTTTGTGTTTCTTTAATCTTTCCAGCTTCTTTTACATTAAACCTAAATTTCTTATCTCCAACATCGTACTCAAATCCTTTAAACTTATTGTTAAAAACTTGATCTGTTTTACTTAAAAAATTATCAGTTTGTGCATTCGCTATTTTCTGATTCTCTTCAGATTCTTTGTTGTATCTATTAAAGAAATCCATAGCCTTTTGTTGCTCTGGAGTTAACTTACTCCCAGCTTTTATTTCTTCATAGTATTTGGACTTTTGCCCGTCCAGGTGGGCTTTAGCATTGGCAACTTGCTCTTTTAATGCTAATTTTTTTCTTTTTATATCTCTTTCTTCGTCAACTTCTTCGTCGTAAGAGAATGTATCTTCCATAAGGAAGCTAATTTCTTCGTGATTTAAATGAGGTTTAGATTGTCTATAATATTCTCTTAATAAAGAATCCTCATCTAATTTACTATAATCTTGATTTAACCTAACGTAATCTTCTAAATCACCACCAGTTTCCCCCATAAAATCCATTAATTTTTGGATATTTTCAGGTAACGGTTCTCCAGTTTCTTGAGATTCAGCTACAGCTTCTTGTACTTGCTCTGTAATTTCTTCTACTTTTTCCTCTACTTTTTCTTCTACTTCTTCATCTGTTACTTCTTCTAAAACAGGTGTTTCAGAATCTTCTTCTGTAGGCTGTTTAGTAACCTCTTCTTTATCAGTCGTTTCTTCAACAACCTTTTCTTGAACATCCTCGGTTTTTGTGGCATCCACTGATTGTTCATTTTCTTCTGTTTTTGGTGTTTTGCTTAAATCAACTTTAATAGGTTCATTATCTTGAACTAATTTTTTCATTGATGGTCTCTTCTTCACTTTAAGTTTTTCAACTTTATCATCTAATTTTGGTTGTTCGGTAGTCTGTTTTACTACCTCTTCTTTTTTCTTTTTTGCCATAATATAATATAATAATAATTAATAAAAATTTATCTAGGATCAAACGCGCCTAAATCAAATCCTCCACCTAGTATATCATTACCTGCGGATTCAAAGTTTTTAGGTGGTTTCCCTGTATTTCTTTGTTCAATCAATTCACTTTGTTGAGATGCTTGTATTCTTGTTCTTTCATCTTTACGATCTTCCTTATCTTTTTCTTTACCCTTTTGTCCCTCTGTTTCAATACCTTTTAACTGCATGTTGTATTGAAACTCTAACGCCATTAATTCTTTCTTATGCATCACTTCTTGTTCCATCTTTTGAGCTTCCATCTGCGCTTTCATTTGTTCTAATTGAGCATCAGCCTGGGTTTTTGCTTGATTTTTCTGTACTTCTAATTCAGCCGATGCTTGTTGAGTCTGCATATTAGCCTCTGCTTGTGCTTGAATATTTTGTTGTTGCATCACTTGATCTCTCTCTTGTTTCTTTCTTCTTCGTATTTTTAGCATTTGATTTGCTAATTTAACATTCTTTATTTCCCTAAGATCAATAGCATCTTCTAAATCTATACTTTCCTGAGCCAATGCTTGCTGTATATTGTTTTCTAATAACATTTTTTCTTCTTCATCTGGCATTAAATCTATAAATATACCAAAATCATACAAATGTAAATTCGACATTTCTTCTAATGTAGCTACATTGTGAGCACCTATAGCTTGGATGAAAGCGTCTTTAGTTGGTGAGTATTCTATAATATCAGATATTCTAAGTGATAAACATTCTGCAACTTCAGCTGTTAAGAATAATCCAGATTGTAATATATGTCTTGTTGCTGTGTTAGAATTAGCAGCTGCTAGTTTTTGAACACCTACTAAAGCGTTTTTATCTGGCATACTACCATCTCTAGCTTCATTTAGCCCGGTGACATCTCTTATCATTTGTAAGTAGTAATTATAATTACCTATAAGAGCTTGTATTTTATTACCACCACTTCCACTCGTAATCTCTTGAATTGGAACTTTACCAGGGTTCATATCACCCTCTTGCGTTAAAGATCTACCAATAACACTACCTGTTTGAAAGAACATGTTTAACGCTTCTTGCGGACTATAGTTTGTTCCATTACCTAAGTCAACCTCAGCTAAACCATCTGCGTCAAGATAAACGCCATCAGGTACCATTCTTGATAATACTTGTTGTAACTTTAGATGTGTTAACTGAATCATATCCGCAAAACCAGTAATTCTACCAACTAAAGATTCTATTCTTCCTTCATACATTCTAGGAGCAACAATAGAATAATTCATTTTAACTTTGGTAAAATCACTTTTAGGTCGTATCATATTTGATGCCATTTCCCATTTAAGTAATTTATCTGTACCCAGAATCAACGCTCCATCATATAAACACTCAATACTTCTTAAAAGTTTACCATAACCTCCTTCTAAATCATCTGGTGGATCAAACGTGTCTTCTTTAGGTATTATCTTGTCAGCACCTGTTCCAGTTTCTTTTACCTTATAAACTTCATTCATGTAAGTTTTATAATTGAAATATAAGACTTGAACTTTATTACTATCACTATTTTTTCGACTGGAATTGTAATCAGATGAAGTTTGGACTATCTCTTCTAAATCTTCATGTTCTAAGTGTGGGAATTGTTTTGCTAATTCATTTATTGGAATAGATTTAACTTCTCCAACGTAATATATATCATCAAAATAAGGGGAGTCTGTGTGAGAGTAAACTAGATCTGCTGGATCAACGTAATCAATAGTAACTCCTTCGGAAGTATTAAAGGAAGTTTTAACAGCACCAATACCTACTGTGGTTAAATCGTAATAAAACCTTTTCTTTATAAGCTCGTAATTATTACCTTCCATTAAAACATTTATAGCTTGCTCTTCTGCTAGTTCTACAGATTGCTTATAGCTTAATTGCATGTGCAACTCTAATTCTTCTTGAGAATCAGGTAATTCTTCTTTAGCATTTTCATATAGATTTATTCCAAATGCTTCTTCTGCAAAATCACTTAATTCTTGAGCTCGCATATCCCCTAATATAGATTCCATATATTGAGTTCTTTTACTAACTCCAAATGGATCTTGAGAATACGCTTTTATATCATAAGTTCTTTCAGCTATACCATTAACTACTATATCTACGAATTTGGGAATAATTGGAACTGGTTTCCAATCTAAATTAAGATAGGACAAATCACCATTTATTGATAACTCATCCTTGTACTTTTGAATTGATTGTTCGCCTCTAGCGTACAATCTTAACTTGTGGAAATTATTTTTATGTGTTCTATATCTATTACCTTG